ACGGGCAAAACGGACAGGACGGGCAAGATGGTCAAAACGGATATAGCCCAACAGTTTCAATGACAGAGGTCAGCGGTGGAACAAAATTAGATATAACAGATGTTAATGGTGTTCACACTACAACTATTTTAAATGGTGTTAATGGAACAAATGGAAGTAACGGAAGTAACGGACAAGATGGTTATAGCCCTACAATTGAAGTAACACAAACAAGTACAGGACACACAGTAAGCATTACAGACAAGACAGGTACACAGACTTTTGATGTTCTTAATGGCGTTAACGGAACTAACGGACAAGACGGACAGAATGGAGCAGATGGACAAGACCTAATTCATATGGGCGAAACTGTAACAGCTAGCGGTGTAGTAACTAAAGAGTTGTCTCCTAACGTATTCTGTCTATTCAGCGACACTACAACAGGAATAAGCGACCTAACACTAACACTTGCAAGTGGTGAGTTCTACGATGAGTATATGTGCGCATTTACAACTTCTGCGAGCGGCTGTAATCTTTCGCTACCTAACACAGTTAGCTACATTGGAAGTGTACCAACACTAGAAGCTAATACTTACTATGAATTATCAATCGTTAATAACAAGGCGGTGATTGCATGAGTAGATTTAGACGTGCTTTACTATCAAAAATAATTCAGATTGTACCTAGTGAATGGATTAAAGAGTGGAACGCAAGCAAAGGCGACATGACAGATAATGGCTTCACAGTTAGCGGTAACAATTCATATGGTGGAGGTTATGAGCTAACAAGCGAAGGACAGTTATTTACAGTAACAAATTCACAGAATGTAACTATATACACAGATACAACCTCTAATGATGAAGTTATTCAAGAATGTAAGTTTAATATAAGCGTTTTATCTGATTTAGGTGTTGACTGGTATATATCTAATGGCAGTACATCGGCTAGAGTTCAATTAAGGCTGTATGGTGGAGACTATCAAATGCGAGTGCAGACGGCTCAATATAACCTTGTTACTACAACGGGGCTAGAGAATATTATACGCAATACAGACTGTGTTATGCGCCTAGAATATGCCCAAGACAGATATTTGAAAGTGTATCTAAATGATACTTTATACTTTGACAATGTAACGTACAATACTGGAAATGCAAACACAACCTTCACAGTCCATGTCGGAAGTACAATGTTGTTGAAAGAATTTAATTTGAAATACTAGGAAGGAGCAATATGTACGCTAGAATTATAGACAAAAAACATATAGAATATTGCCCGCAGGAGTTATTAATTGAAGCCCAAAGGGTTATAGGATTTACAGAAGATTTTTTAAATAAGCATGGATATTACAAGTTAATATTAACAGAGTGCAACATCAACAAAAATCAATCAATCAGTTATGAATTTAGAGACAATACAATAATACAAATATGTGAATAAAGGAGAAAAGAAATGGATAATATATACATGAGTGCATCGTGTCAGCATAACGTTTTTGAAAATCAAGAAATAATGCAGTTTCCGAGTTATAACAAATACGGATTCCCTGAAATGGAATCAACAGACACGACAGGCGATAAGATGTGTAGATTTATGGATTGGAAAGAAGTTGACAACCCAAAGGACTATATAGCGCACTTTTACTATGATGATTACAAGTTTATGCAAGCTTGGAGAAATCCAAACAAATACATTGAGCAGGTGAGAAAGTTTAAGGCGGTTGTAAGCCCCGATTTTAGCTTATATACAGACTTCCCAAGAGCATTACAGATTTTATCATGTTACCGCAGGCAATGGGTAGGCGCTTATTGGCAGATGATGGGATTAGATGTTATTCCAGACGTTGTTTGGGGTGACGAAGATTCTTTTGAGTTTTGTTTTGACGGAATTCCAAAAAATTCTACAGTTGCAGTTTCAACAGTAGGAATTACAAGAGATAAGGAATGGAATTCAAAAGAAAACAATTTATTCCTTAAAGGTTATAACGAAATGATTAAGAGGTTAGAGCCTACAACAATTTTATTTTATGGAAACATGATTGAGGGTTGTGAAGGAAATATAATCCGCATTCCTAGCTATTACGAGGAAAGACGAAAGATATTAAATGAAAGATTAAGAAAGGAGCGTTAATTATGGGAAGAGGTTCAAGTAAAATAGACAGGGGTAGTACAAGAGGGGTTTCATCTTCGGGCATAAACAGAAGTAAGAAGACTATGGATGAAATCATAGAAACAATGAGTAATTCTAAATTTAAAGGCGTAGCAAGGAATGCAATAAATGGGGAAGGAAGATATTACTTTAATAGCTCTAAAAAGCACTATGAAATCATGAGCGACAAAGATGCTGAAAAAGTAAAAGCAAGTCAAATAATGAGAGTAGATACTTATCTAAGGGATGATAGTAAAACGGTAATTAATATATATAAAGATGGCAAAGATTATTTAATAGCAGGAAACAGCGATACGCCGATAATTAAAAAATTAGTAGCAAAGAACGAAGCAATAAAAAAGGCGAATGTAGCATTGGTGAAGAATGCTGAAAGACCAGAAATAAGAACTACATCAACTTATGACAGATGGAAGAAACGACATGATGCGAACTTTGCGGCATGGTTTGGAACAGACAGAATTGAAAAAATAAACGAAAGTACAAAAATAAAGAAAAAGAAAAAATAATAAGGTGGTGATTCTATGACAACAAAGAAAGAAAAAGCAACAGAAAAAACAAAAGAACCAAAGAAAAAAGCAGGGCGAAAGCCTATAGAGCTAGATTGTGAACAGTTTGAAAAGCTTGTAGGCTTAGGATGTACCGCAAAAGAGATTTGTTGGTGGTTCATGTCATCAACAGGCGGTAAGCAAATCACAATTGATACGCTATCGAGATGGTGCGAAAGAACCTATAACATGAATTTTGCGGACTATAAAGCAGAATATGGCGGTATACAACGTAATTTTGAGATTAGACAAAATCAGTTAGAATTATCTAAACACTCGGCTGCTATGGCTATATTCTTAGGAAAGAACTATTTAGGTCAGAGAGACACTACAGAGATTGTAGACAATACTCCTATTGAGAAGCTTGATGAAATCTTGAAGGGAATTAAAGAGAATGCAGACAACAGTAAGTAATTCAATCAATTTAAGCCCTATGCAGAAAGAGTTTATAAGGAATGCTAACAAGCGTTATAACTTAAAAGTTGGAGCTGTTCGTAGTGGAAAATCCTACGTTGATACTGCCTTTGTAATTCCTTATAGAATCAGAGAAAGACAAGGTAAAAAGGGCTTAAATCTGATATTAGGAGTATCTAAGGAATCAATTGAACGAAACGTATTAGAGCCAATGAGAGAAATCTATACAGATAGGCTTATCGGGAATATTAAATCAAGTACTAATCAAGCTATTATCTGTGGAGAGCCTGTTTATTGCTTAGGAGCAGAAAAGGCTTCACAAGTTGCTAAAATACAGGGTATGTCGGTTAAGTACTGCTATGGTGATGAAGTTGCGAAATGGAACAGAGATGTGTTCAAGATGCTACAATCAAGACTTGATAAGCCTTACAGCTGCTTTGACGGAGCTTTAAACCCCGAAAGCCCTTCTCATTGGCTTAAAAAGGAATTCTTAGACAATGGCAAGATAGACGCTTATATTCAGCATTATAGGATTTTTGACAACCCTTTTCTACCAAGGAAATTCGTTGAAAATCTTTGTAAAGAGTACGAAGGAACTGTATACTATGGCAGATACATTGAGGGCGAATGGACGCAAGCAGAAGGCTTGATATTTCCTCACTATATGGATGCCGTAGACAAATGTCCTTACGAGTTAAATATAAACACTTTTAAGAATATAAAAGATTTTGCAATTTCTATCGACTACGGAACCTTAAACGCTTTTGCTTGTATTTTATGGTGTAAATATCAAGGCATATGGTGGGGTTGGAAGGGCTACTATTACAGCGGTAGAAACACAGGTATGCAGTTAACTGATTCAGAATATGCAGATGCAGTGTGCGAGCTTGTAGAGCCTATATTTGCTATACAAGACAAGCTTTATAAGGCTTATAAGATTCAAGATAAAGGCAGAATAACAACATATGTTGACCCGTCTGCTGCCTCTTTTATTACAGAATTAGACAGACGTAAGATGTTTAGAGTGCAGAAAGCAAATAACGACGTTAACGACGGAATTAGAGATGTTAACATGGCTATTAGACACAATCTAATCAAGATAGATAGTAGCTTGGTTGAGTGGATAGACGAAGCAGGCGGTTATGTATGGGATGATAAAGCCAGTGAAGACAAGCCTGTTAAAGTTAATGACCATTATATGGATTCTACTCGATATTTTGTCCGTACAAGTGGAATAGTTAACAAAATAAAAGAAAAATATGTAAAGGAAGAAGAGCAAGCACTAAGCATCTTCTAGAAAGGATAAATAAATGATAACTTATCAAGATTATGTAGAAAACGTGCTTGAGGGCACTGAAAAGCTAGAAAACTTCATAGGTAGAGTGATTAACAATCATATATCTAGTGATATGTACTTAATCGCAGAAGATGCAGACGAGTACAATGCGGAAAGAAACAGTACAATAATGAGATATGTGCAGTATATGTATTCAACTACAGGCAGAAAGTCAGTTGATATATTTGCTAGTAACAACAAATTGTGTTCTAATTTCTTTAGAAATCTAAATACACAAAGATGTAATTACCTTTTAGGTAATGGTGTTAATTTTAGTGATAATAAAGTTAACGTAATAGATGGTGAAACAGGCGCAGAAACTACAATTGACAGAACTAAAGAACGTTTAGGCAAAAACTTTGATACTAAGCTTAAGAAATTAGCTTATTTAAGCTTGATTCATGGCGTAGGCTTTGGATATTGGAACTATGACCACTTAGAATACTTTTCTGTAAGAGAATTTGCCCCTTTGTGGGATGAAGAAACAAGTGACCTCAGAGCTGGTATAAGATTTTGGCAGATTGCATCAGATAAGCCGATTATAGCAACGTTCTTCGAAGAAGACGGATATAGCGTTTTTAGAAAAGGCAAGAAAGATACTACATTTGTATTGATTCAAGACAAAAAAGCTTATATTACTACTACTTACAAGACTAAAGAAGGGGAAGTCGTAGGATATGATTATAGCAACTATAACAACTTCCCTATTATTCCTTTATGGGGTAGTGATTTACATCAATCTACACTTGTAGGAATGAAGTCAAAAATAGATGCTTACGACCTAATATCAAGTGGTTTTGCTAACGATTTACAGGATTGTGCAGAAATCTATTGGATTGTCAGCGGTGGCGCGGGCATGGATAACCAAGACTTAGCTAAATTTAGACAGAGATTGAAGCTTAATAAGATAGCGAATGTAGAAGACCGAGACAGTTCGGCTACTCCATACACACAAGAAATCCCTTACGCAAGTAGAGAAGCTTTTCTTGCTAGGATTGAAGAACAAATATATAGAGATTTTAGTGCTTTTAGACCAGAACAGGTGGCAGCAGGAAACGTGACAGCTACACAGATAGAATCAGCTTATCAGCCTATGGATGATGTAGTGGACGACTTTGAATATCAAGTTATAGAGTTTATACAATCTTTATTAAAGCTTATGAATATCGAGGACACTCCAATTTTTAAGCGAAATAAAATTAGCAATCAGAAAGAGCAAACAGAAATGATTTTAGAGTGCGCTGACTATCTAGATGAAGAAACAATCTTGTCTAAATTACCATTTATTACAGTAGATGAAATTAGCGCAATCTTAGCTAAGAAAGATTTGGAAGCAAGTAATAGGCTTGAAGATGAAGAACCACCCACAGAGCCTACAGAAGACGATTTAAGCGGTGAAGAGGATAAGAACGATGAAGAATAGTGATTATGCTCAAAAGTGGACTGACGAGCAAATAAACAAGCTTGAAAAGCGAATTGAAAGACTTTACTCGCAAACAAGTTTAGATATTTACAATGAAATTTCAAAATTTTTGTATAATTTCAAGAAAAATGATGCAAAATGGCAGAAAGATTTAAAAAGTGGAAAGAAAACCAAAGAAGAGTATCAATTTTGGCTAAAGAAACAAGTGTTTAGGGGTAAACAGTGGAATTTGCAAAGGGAAATGATAGCAGACACGCTATACAATACTAATGAAATGGCTCTAAATCTAGTAAACGAAGCAATGTCGAGCGTATTCGCTATGAATGGGAATTGGGTTGCCTATGAACTAGAAACAAGCGCAGGTGTAGATTTAGGTCTACATCTGTACTCATTAGATACAGTTAGTGATATATTAGCAAATGACACTAAGATTTTGCCTTTTAAAAGCCTGGATAAGATAAAAGATAAGCGTTGGAACTTCCAAAACATCAAAAACGAAGTTACTAAGGGGATAATTAAAGGTGAGGGCGTTGATAAGATAGCTCATAGACTAGCCAAAGAAATGCCAAATAGAAACTTTAATATGCTTAGGACACACGCTAGAACTATGGTTACAAGCGCTCAAAATCAAGGCAGATTAGACCGAATGCAAAGAGTAAAGGAATCGGGCATAGAAGTTAAAAAACAATGGCTAGCGACCTTAGACGAGCGTACAAGATATACTCATGCTATGCTTGACGGACAAATAAGGGAACTTGATGAAGATTTTGAAATTGAGGGATATAAGATAAAACAACCTGCCGACCCTTTCGCACATCCTAGCATGACATATAACTGTAGATGTACAATGAGAAGCATTTTAACAAAATACCCTAGCACATTTAATACTAGACGTGATAATGAATCGGGCGAACTTATAGAGGATATGACCTATCAAGAATGGTATAATATGAAAGGCAAAGATTTAGAAGAAAAGAAGCCTAAGAAAAGAGGTGGTAAGTAATGGGATTTGTAATCAAAAATGACAGAACTAAAGAAACTATTGAACTAGCTGATGAAAAGATTATGGCAGCATTAAGAGCAGTTGGCTTAGTGATGGAAAGCGACGTAGCAAGCATTACTCCTGAAAGAAGTGGTTTTCTTAGAAATAGCATTGCTAGCGGATTAGGTGGAGAAAAGGTTTCTAAAAGTGAATATAGGGACAACGATGGGAAAAAAGTGGGGCATTATTCGGGCACATTGCCTTTAAAATCAACTCCTTATGTTGCTGTGGGAACTAATGTTGAATATGCAGCACATGTAGAATATGGTACAAAGAATATGCGAGCTACTAACAATGGTAAGGGCTACTTGCGTTATGCAGTAAGAAACAACTTAAATAATTACAAAAAAGTACTAGAAGACATTTTAAAAAGTTAAAAACTTGCACAATTTTAATAAAAATGTATAATATTAATTGAAGATAAGGTAAATTCTTCAAAAACTCGTGTGAAAAGCAAATCACCCAAAGGAAAGGAAGAGTTAAATTATGGCATTAACAAGAAAGATGTTAAAAGGATTAGACATCGAAGCGGAAACAATCGAAAAAATCATTTCAGAGCACATGGAAACAGTTGACGCTTTAAAGGATGAATTATCAGAATTAAAGGATAATTCAAAAGATTACGATACTTTAAAGAAAGAGTATGATGTTTATAAAAAGAATCATGCAGACAACGATTCTACAGCTAAGGAATGGGAAAAGAAATATAATGACGAGCATACAGCTTTTGAAGCCTACAAGAAGGATATTGAAGGTAAAGAAAGCATTGCTAAGGTCAAGGAAGCTTATAAGCAGCTCTTAAAAGAAAATAAGGTTGATGATAAGCGTATTGATTCAATCCTTAGAATTACAGACTTTAAGGATATCAAGCTTGATGATGAAGGTAAGTTAGTTGATTCAGATAAGCTTACAGAAACAATTAAGAGTGAGTGGGGCGGCTTTATCGTAGAATCTGACACTACAGGCACACAGAAAAAGAAGCCTTTAGGCGGTGGTGCTGGTACTATGACAAAGGAAGAAATTGAAAAGATTAAAGACCCTATTGAACGTCAAGCTAAGATGAAAGAGAACTACAAGTTATTTGTAGATTAAAACATTTTAACGAAAGGAATTTAAAAAAATGGTAAAGACAGAAAATATTGATGTAACAATCAGAGAGAAAGACTTTGTATCATCTTTTACTAAGAATTGGAAGGCTCTCATGGATATCTTAGGTATCATGAGACCTATTAAGAAGGAAGCAGGTACACATCTTGTATCTTACAATACATCTGTCACACTTGCTAACGGCACAGTAGCAGAGGGCGAAACAATCCCAGAATCAACAGTTAACATTACAGAAGCAGCAAAGGAAGATATTGATTTACAGAAGTACAAGAAGTCAGTAACAGCCGAAGCAGTAACAAAGTACGGTGCAGATATCGCAGTTGTTAAGTCTGATGAAGCCTTTAAGAATGAGCTACAGAACAAGGTCTTAACAGACTTCTATACATTCCTTAGAACTGGTCAGCTTACATTCTCAACAACAGGCTTACAGAAGGCTCTTGCACTTGCAAAGGGTAAGGTTTTAGCTAAGTTCCAGGCAGCAAGACTTACAGTTACAGACGTTGTAGGTTTCGCTAATACAAATGATGTATATGAGTATCTTGGCGGTGCACCTATCACAGTACAGACACAGTTTGGCATGACATATATTGAGAACTTCTTAGGTTATAAGGTGCTTTTCCTTTGCCCAGATTCAGACATTCCACAGGGTAAGGTAATTGCTTTACCTGTTGAAAACATTGACCTTTATTATATTGACCCATCAACAGAGTTTGCTAAGTTAGGCTTAGTTTATACAGTAGATGGCGAAACAAACCTTATTGGCTTCCATGCAGAACCTAAGTACGACAATGCAACAGGCGCTTCTTATGCAACTATGGGCTTAAAGCTTTGGGCTGAATACTTAGACGGAATTGCAGTAGGAACATTCCAAGCATCTACAGAGGGCGGTTCTGACGAAGGTGGCAATACAGAAGGCGGTTCTGAAAATACAGGAGCTTAATTAAAAATTGTAAGGGAGTAAATAAAAATGTTTAGAGTAATCAAATTATTTACAGACTTGCAGGATGACAATTATAAGTACGAGGTTGGGGATGAATATCCCCGCCTTGGCTTAAAGCCTAGTCTTGCAAGAATTGAGGAACTTAAAGGCAGTGATAACAAACAGCACACACCTTTAATTGAAGAAATTGAAGATTTAAAGGCAGATACAGAAGAAACAACAGAAGAGAAACCAAAAAAGACAACAAGAAAGAAGTCAGCAGCGAAAGGAACTAAGTAAATGAACGACTTAGAACGCAGATTAAAAGAGATATGCGACTACTTGAAGAACTACTTTATTGCGGATGTTTATGAGCGAACCTTCACAGTGGTTAATAATGAAATTGATTTAAAAAATACAAATATCCAAGAAGGACAGTTCTTTTTAGTGGAAGATTCTGTATTTAATGACGGATTATATCAGTATCCTTGCGCTTCTCTTCAAGATGAACAGTTTAAAGGTGCAGTTACTACCTTAAGGATTCCTAGTGATATTATTCAAATTGCTAAAGAATCTATTAAGTGGGAAGAAGATAACGCTAAGACTTTAAATAGCCCTCTACAATCCGAAAGTTTTGGCGGTTATTCTTACACGAAAGCTAGTTCGCAGATATCAAGTACAGGTCAATTCACTTGGAAAGATGCGTTTATTGATAGACTTAGGAGTTATAAAAAGCTATGACACTATTAGAATCTATGTATACGGATTGCGTCATGGTCGATAAGACCTCTATATCGGACGGAGAGGGCGGTTTTATTACAAACTATGTAAATGGTGCTACATTTAAAGCTTGTGTTGTCTTAGACAATTCCACGCAAGCTAGAATAGGTGCTAGCCAAGGAGTAACTAACTTATATACAGTTACCACTTCTAAAAATACTAACTTGCAATTTCATGATATTTTTATCAGAAAAGAAGATAACAAGGTGTTTAGGGTAACATCTGACGGAGACGACAAGAAAACCCCTAGCATTGCAAGCTTAGATATGCGACAGGTATCGGCAGAGGAATTTATTTTAGCAAGATAATGTGATATAATAATAGTATGAAAAAATATAGCGTTTATTGTCATACAAATAAAATTAACAACAAAAAATATGTTGGGATAACAAGCCAAAAGCCTCAAAATAGATGGCGAAATGGAAATGGTTATAAAGGTAACGAGCATTTCTTTAGAGCAATCCAAAAATATGGTTGGCACAACTTTTTACACGAAATATTATATGTTGATTTGTCACAAGAAGAAGCCGAAAAAATAGAAATAAAACTTATTCGAGAATGGGAAACGTTCAAAAATGATAAGGGTTATAATATTGAATTAGGTGGAAATGCTCAAAAAAATATTCCTCAAACAACAAAAGACAAAATAAGTAAAGCATTAAAGGGTCGCAAATGTTCTGAAGAGACAAAAATTAAAATAAGTAAAGCTAAAAAAGGAAAACCAAATCCTAATAAAGGCAAAAAAATGAGTAAAGAATTTGTTGAAAAAGACAGATTATCTCATTTAGGTCAAAAAGCTTGGAACAAAAATAGACCTTGGACAGATGAAGAGAAAGCAAAATGTAATGGAAAATCAGTAGTGTGCGTAGAAACAAAAATTGTTTATAAGACAGCACACGAAGCATCACGAATTACAGGAATAGATTTTTCTTCAATATGTAAATGCAGACGACACAAAGTGAAAACTGCTGGCGGTTATCATTGGGCTTCAATAGAAGAATGGAAGGAGTTATCAGAATGAATAAAGCTACAGCAATTAATAATTTTTGGAATTCTTTCAATATACCAGCATATGAAGAGAATACAGTACCCGACAATGCTACTTATCCGTATATAGCTTATTCTAAGGCTTTTGATGTCCTAGGTAATTCAATTCCTTTAGATGCAAGCTTATGGTATAGAAGTAGCTCATGGACTGCGGTGCATAGAAAGTATGAAGAGATAGCGGAAAGAATAAACAAAAATGGGTATGTAAACATACCAATTGACAATGGTAGAATGCTTATATATGCAGGTTCACCATTCGGACAACCTTTGCCCGATGATGACGATATGATAAAGCGTATAAGCGTTAATATCCTAGTTGAATTTTTAACGAATTATTAAGAAAGGAATAACAAAAATGGGAAGATTTACTAAAATTCCACAGAGTACATTTGAAGAATTACAGTTAGACGCAGGTGTGCTTTTAAACACATTTGACCCAAGCAATCCTGTAGAACCCGCAGATAGTGCTATTATTTGCGCTACAACAGGCGGTATCAATGCAACTTGTGTACCTAGTTTCTCGGATTTAGGGGAAGACGTTGACAATTGTCCTACTAACACTAAGGAATTAAAGCATTTAGATTCTTGGGAGTGTAAGATGGCTTTTACTTCTTTAGGAACATCGACAGCAAATATTAGACTTGCATTAGGCGCAGCAGACATTAACGCTACTAGTGGCAAGATTACACCAAGAAGAGACCTAAAGCAGACAGACTTTAGCGATATTTGGTGGGTAGGCGATAGAGCAGACGGTGGACTTGTAGCAATTAAGCTTATTAATGCATTATCAACAGCAGGTTTTAGCTTACAGACTACTAAGAGCGGAAAAGGTCAGATTTCTGTAGAATTAACAGGTCATGTATCTATTAATGCACAGAATACTATGCCTATGGAGTTTTACTCATTAGACCCAACAGAGGGAACAAATACAGGAACAGGAACAGGAACAGGAACAGGAGCATAATTTATGAAGTTATCAGAAATTAAAGGCGATAGAGCACTTGACGTAGTGGCAGATTTAATTGAGCCACTAGCTAAGATATCAGAAGATACAGCATTAAGACAGCTTTTATCTTCTGCCGATGTTAACAAGGTTAAAATTGTTACATCTTTAATCAAAAATCATAAGCCAGAAATTATTGAAATTTTAGCAATAATTGAGGGTGAAGATGTTGAGACATACAAAGATAAAATGACTTTAATAACTCTCCCAAAGGCTATATTAGATATAGTTAACGATAAAGAGGTTATGAATCTTTTTATATCACAAGTTCAAAGCGAAGAATAGACCTCTTTTGGACTTGTTACGGAGAGTATAGAGGTCAGAAAAAAATACGACCTTTTTTGCGGTATGTGTGTGCTAAGTCACGATTTGACGAAGAAGCACATACATACCGCATTTATATTTCAGATTGCATTCGAGCAACATTAAATAATAAAAATAACCCTCGATATGTTGATTTGATTAATAATGATAAAAAGGTTGAAACAAGAACGTCAGATGAAATAATTAAAGACATAAAAGGCAAGTTAAAAGGCTTGCAGAAAGGAGATAATTAATGGCGACGAGTGTTTTAGACTTGATAGCTACTTTAAGACTTGATGACAAAGATTATAAGTCTAAATTGAACGATTCCAAGAAAGAAGCTAGCACCTTTGGAGAAGTCTTAAAAGCGAACCTTGCCACCGATGCAATTGTCGCAGGCGTAAAAAAAGCGGTAGATGGAATTAAAACAATTACTACCGCAAGTATTCAAGCTTATAGCCAATACGAACAGTTGAGCGGCGGTGTTAAAAAGCTGTATGGTGACGCTTCTGATGAATTAATAACTTATGCTAATCAAGCTTACAAGAACGCAGGCATGAGTGCTAATAAGTATATGGAGCAAGCAACATCTTTTAGTGCCGCTCTTATCAATTCGCTTGGCGGTGACGTGTCAAAAGCCGCTAAACAAACTGATGTAGCAATGAGAGCCATGTCGGATAATGTGAATACTTTTGGCACTGATATGCAGAGTGTATCATATGCATTCCAAGGATTCGCAAAGCAGAATTATACAATGCTCGATAATCTAAAATTAGGTTATGGCGGAACAAAATCCGAAATGGAACGTCTTATCGCTGACGCTAACGAATATGCTAAGTCAATAGGACAAGCTAGTGACTTATCAATCGATAGTTTTAGTGATGTAGTAACAGCTATTGAACTTATACAAGAAAAGCAAGGTATAGCAAAAACAACAGAAAGAGAAGCAATGACAACACTTGAAGGTTCCGCTAATGCTACTAAGGCAGCTTGGGAAAACGTAATAACTGCCATTGCTAAGGGCGAAGGACTTCCCGAAGCACTAGAGCAATTAAAGATAGGACTTTTAGGCGAAGATGAAGGAGAAGGCTTAATAAATCAATTAATACCTAGGATTCAACAGGTATTTGAAGGGCTAGCTGATTTTATTCGAGAAGCAAGCCCTTATATAAGCGATGCATTGCCCGATTTAATCGTTGCAATTTTACCATCAATGATTGAAGCAGCAACAACATTAGCGTTAGGAGTGGCAGAAGCCATTCCCGAAATAATAACAACTGTATGGGATTCTATAATAGAATCCATCAACAACTTAAAAGATATGCTTAATGCAGAATCTCCAGGATTAGGCGATACTTTCGAAGCCTTAACAGTTGTTGTAGCTGGATTAACAGCGGCTTTTATAGCTTTTAAAACTGCTATGATGATAACTGAAACAATAGAAGCATTAAAGGTAGCGATGGGAACATTCCAAGCATCTACAGAAGGCTTGACGATAGCGCAAAGACTATTAAACATGGTAATGGAAGCAAATCCTTTTGTATTAGTTGCTACACTAATTGCGGGGCTAGTATCTGCAATAATTGTGTTATGGAATACTAATGACCAATTTAGGACAGCTTGTGAGAATGTATGGAATTCGATTAAATCCGTTGTATCAAATGTTGTAGAAAATGTTAAGCAAAAGTGGAACGATGCAGTAGACTTTTTAAAAAATCTTCCCGAAAATGCTAAGACATGGGCTAAAGACATGATTGATAACTTTGTTAACGGAATTAAAAACAAAATTAACGATGTTAAAAACGCTGCCAAGAACATAGCGCAGACTGTAAGAGATTTCATTGGGTTTTCTGAACCTAAAGAAGGACCATTATCAGTATTCCACACATTCGCACCAGATATGATTGATTTGTTTACACAAGGAATTGCGGAAAACGAAGGAAAGTTGACAGACCAAGTATCTAAATCTTTTGATTTTTCGGATTCTGTTGTTGAAAACCCACCTACTACAGATAGCTTAGTGACTAGTGGTGCTAGCAATGATAGTAAGATTGATGCTATAATTAATATGTTAGCTGAATATCTTCCACAGGTATCCAATACAAGTGTAGTGCTTGATACAGGGGCTTTAGTCGGACAGATTGCGCCCGATATGGATGTTGAGCTAGGAAGATTAGCGGATAAAAACTTAAGAGGAGTATATTAATAATATGGCTTATATAATTGACAGAGGTGTGTTGATTAATGGTAAGCACAGTTATAGAGATTGGGGCTTGATGCTAGTTAATACTAGCATTGAAGCCCCTAAGCCTAAGACTAAATCTATATCTATCCCTTTCAGAAATGGAGATATAGACCTTACCGAAGTTAATGACACTCAAATTAAATACGATAATCGAACAATAAAGATTAAATTTAGAAAGATAGGTGACTTTGATGCAAACAAGGTGCTTGTTGACGAATTGATTAATGATATTCATGGGATTAGCACACATTTAATTTTCGATGACGATTTTGCGTACTTTTATAGCGGAAGAATTACAGATATAGACTATAGCAGAGACATGGATAAATTAAATATCACAATAACAGCAGACTGTGACCCTTATAAGTACAATGTTGAATCGACAGCAGAAGAATGGCTGTGGGATGATTTTGACTTTGAATACGGAATTATTAACGATGCTAAAGATAAAATCATTGATAATAAAGGAATTATTGAGATTGTTTCCGAGCGTGGCGGTGGAATCCCTACAATTATCACAGATAAGCCTATTCAGATTGACTTTGAAGGAATCAAACACACATTAAGAACTAATCAAGAAACGTATTATGACTACAACATCAAGGCAGGAAGTAATTTCTTTAAAATTAACACTGTATATGATGAAGTTGCAACAGTTACTATTGACTACAGAGGGGGTAAGCTATAGTGTACAAGCTTTATTTTAAAAAAGATAATGAAAAAATATTATTCTATGACTCCAATAATGATAGCTTAAGTTTAATTGACCCTAAGCTTACCTATGGAGTTAACATCGCAGGTGAGTTAAATTTTACAATTGCGCCAACGCATCCATATTTTGACAATTTAAACGCAGATAGAAATACAGAAATCCTTTTATATGACGATAATAGGCTTATATTTAAGTGTTTCCCAACCGAGCAGAAGATTGACTTGTACAGGCAGAAAAAGCTTGTCTGTGAGGGCGTTATGAGCTTTCTAAATGACAGTATTCAAACACAAGCAAAATATCAGCATTTAACTATTGCAAGTTATTTAGAAATTTTAATAAATAATCACAATGCAGATTTAAACGCTAGCTTAGGCGATATGCGCTATTTCAAATTAGGCAATGTAACAGTAACAGAGACAGAAAATCTATATAGATATACTAACTATAACAGTACTTGGAAAGAAATAAAAGAAGACTTAATTGATAATTATGGCGGCTTTATCGTGCCAAGATATGAAGAAGACTTCACCTATATTGATTATTACAAGGATGCTATAAGGGTAAGCAATCAATCTGTGCAGCTAGGAGTTAATTTGACCGACTATGATAGTAACTTAGATACAACCGATTACATTACTAAGATTATTCCTCTCGGTGAAAAGCAAGATAAGCAAGAAGTGGAAGGACTAGATAGCTATTTAACAATTACAAGTGTAAATGATGGTAAAGACTACTTAATAAATGAAGAAGCTGCTGCCACTTATGGAATTATTACCAACACTGTTAAATGGGATAAGGTTACAGACCCTAGCATATTAAAGAGAAAAGGTGAACAGTATCTAACAGATTTTCAATTTAATTCAGTTGACATTGATGTGAAAGCAGTTGATTTGTCTTTAATTGATGCAAGCTTAAATAAATATCAATTATTAGATAGTATTAAAGTCTATTCTAAACCTCATGGAATGGATAAATATTTTGTATTACAAAAAATAACTAAAACTTTAAACGACCCAAGTAAAGACACTTTGAGCTTAAGCGGAAATGTAACAGGGATGTCAACTAAAAGTAAAAAGAGCCTTGTTAATATTACCAATGATAATGTAATTGACACAGATGATGTACTTTCACAAGCACAATTGCAAGCTACAGCTATGCTTAATGGTGGAAATGGTGGCTATGTTGTTATTGACGTTAACGAAAATAAGCAACCTAATAGAATCCTTATCATGGATAAACCAAGCCTTGAAGAAGCACAAGACGTAATTGTGATGAATAAGAACGGAATAGGCTTCTCGCACGATGGTGGGGAAACTTATGAATCAGCTTGGACTATTGATGGCAAATTTAATGCTAATTATATCACTACAGGAAAAATTGCAGGGGAAAGAAACCCAGATACTTACTTTGATTTGGATAATGCAGAACTTGTTACTTACAGAGATGGTTGGGAAACTGTTGTTAAAAATGGAAGCTTATATACAAGAGTCCACGATGATAGATGGGGCATAGAGATTTATCATGAATTTTTAATTTTTTTTAATTGGGTTAATGGGAAACAGTTAGGCTGTATTACTACCGCATCTACTGCCGATACATCAGCAGAAGGTATCGTGTTGGTACTTAAAGACAAAAGTGGATTTGATATTCGAGATGAGGAATCGGGTAAAAATATTGCTTATTTTCATAAAAACACTGTTAATATCGGCACTCTCCCTAATACTCAATATCAATTACAGATAAGACAGAATTACACTAAGTTAGGAAGTAAGAGCGGACAATATGGATATACTGCTGCTGATGATGCGTGTCACATTACATGGGGTGGCTATGAATATCATCCTATGCTCTGTGGCACTAACAACAAGTATGAAGCATATTGGAGCGGTTCAACCTTGAGTTTTTGGATTGATAATACCGAGGTATGGAATTCATCTGATTACAGACTTAAAGACAATATAAAGCCACTTGATGAAGCATATATACAGGCGTGTGGAGATGTTGAATTAAAGCAATTCACATTTACTCCGAAGATATATGACCCTAAAGCTGTACATCTAGGAGTTATTGCACAAGAATTGCGAGAAAGCCTAGAAAAGCATGGAATTAGCCTAAAAGAAGCTGCTATGACTTCAAGTTATGACAATGATGGAGAGGAATACTATACAGTAGATAAACAGGAATTTTTAATCGGTAGAGTTGCTTTTGATGAAAGAAAAATTAAAAATCTAGAATCTACAATCAAAGAACAAGATAAAAAAATAAAAGAACTTGAAGATAAATATAATGAATTGTATAATTTAATTAATAATTTGAAAGGAGATAATTAATCATGAGTGTATATGATGATTTAAACAATATCCTTAATGCAAGATATGGTAAAGATGTTAGACAATCAATACATGATGCAATTAGTCAATGTTACTCCGATGCTACAGGCAATCCCGATAGTGTTGCGGCTTTTGCGGAAGAAATAATCGAACTTAGAAATCGAATCAATACGCTTGAATCTAATCGTTCTTGGGTTGGCAAGATTATTGTTGACAGCGAATTAGATACGATGGAGAAGGTAATTGCACGTTATGGTGGCACTGAATGGGTTAAAATTGAAGGACGTGTGCTTGTTGGCGCTGATTCTACTCATGAAGCAGGCGAAGAGTTTGGTAATGCAAGCTCAACATTAACTGCATCCAACATTCCACAACACAACCATACTTATATCAAGGCTGATGCAGTTGAGCCACATCAACTCACAGCAGAAGAAATGCCTAGACATTGGCATCCTTTTGCAGGAAGCGACGTAGGTGGAACTTATACCTTTTCGTGGGGAAGAACATTTAATCATAATGTCTATATTAATAGCGGTGAAGCAATAGCAGGACAAACAGAAGGAAATAAGTTATGCACTGACCAAACAAATTTCAATGGCACAGAGGCAGTAGGTAATGACAAAGCTCATGAACATGACTTATCTGTTATTAACGCTAATACAAGTAATTACGGAAGTGCTAACCCTACTCCTGTAGATATAGTGCAACCATCAATTGCGGTCTACATTTGGAAGAGAACGATTTAAAGTTTAAAAAATACATAAAACTCTTGACCTGTTTTATATTTAGTAGTATTCTTTAAATGAAATTAAATATAGAAAGGCGATATATATGGATAAAAAGACACTTAAGGCTGCTTTTAATCGAGCAATTAGAACTTTTTTCCAAAGTTTAGCATCTAGCTTACCTGTAGGATTTATTATTACTCCCGAAATGATAAGCAAGGCGAATTGGAATTATTTAATGATTGTTCTTGCATGGATTGCTACAGCCCTATTTGCTGGCGTTGCAAGCTTAGTCACATCGTTTGCGCGAGGAATGCCAGAGATAGGAGTAGATAACGATGAATGTAACAGTTAACATCACTCTTGCGTGTTCTATAGTTGCACTTGTAGTCAATATCTTAAACATTGTAGGCAAATTTAACGCAAAATCAGAAAAAAACGCTGATATTAATTTGCAAAATGAAAAGAATTTTTTGCAAATTAACTTAAAGTTAGATATGTTTAGTCAGAGTATTGGAAGCATTAAAGACAACGTTTCCAAAACTACTCAAATGCTTGATTCCATGCAAAAGAAGGTAATTAGGATGGAAAGTGATATTGACAATCATGGTGAGAAGCTAAAAGACCATGAAGACAGAATCAATCGATTAGAAGGCAGATAACATGAATCAAAATGAAAAATATATACACGATGCTTATATGTCTATGGCGGAAAGAACAATCAAGCGCTTATGGATAAGTACTATTTTAGGTATTATCTTGGCTTTAATAACTAATGTAGGTTGGCTTATCTATGAAAGTCAGTTTGAGCTTGTTGAAACAACAACATACACAGCCACACAAGAGATAGACGATATACAGCAGTGTACAGACATTAAAGGAATTGAGATTAATGAGTATTAAACAGACAATTACGATTATCAAAGAAAGATTTCGTAGAAAAAAGAAGAAGAATTAGGGGAGCTTAAATATGAGGTTTGACGCGAAAAAAGGATATTCAAAAGATGACATTGAACATACGATAGATAAATATGTAAATATGCACTTGAACGCAGAGCGCAACCGTGCTATACTTAAAAGGCGCTTAATAGATGGATTAACACACGAGCAATTAGCAGAAGAATTTGACTTATCAACACAGTCGATTCAAAAAATTCTATACAAATATGAGCAGGTGGTCTTTAACCATCTACCATGACATATATAGTTTTTTTCCAACCTCCCTTGGAAGCTGGCATTGATTTTCCCTCCTTTTTTTCAATGCCAGCATTTTTTATGTCTAAAATTATTATTAAAGTATACATTTTTTATAAATAAAATTTCTTTTTGAATAAATAATTCTAATCTATACTCTATCCATGAAGACATTTATTAAATATAATCCTAATCCACTACAAAAGAATACAGGTGATTGTGTAATAAGGATGCTCACTCTTGTTACAGGCGAGAGTTGGGGAACATGTTACGCAAATTTAGCACTAAAAGGGCTAGAAATGGCTGAAATGCCATCAGCTAATGTCGTGTGGATTTCTTTTTTACAAGACATAGGTTTTAAAAAATATATAATTCCGAATAGTTGCCCTAATTGCTACACTATACAAGACTTTTGTAATGACCATCCGCAAGGGCTGTATGTTGTAGGTACAGGAACACACGTTGTAGCTGTCTTAAATGGTCAATATTACGATTCTTGGGATTCTGGCGATGAAATTCCTGTCTTCTATCTGAAAGGGGGTAAACTAAGTGAATTACGGGTATGATAACCCTATACTCAATTATGGTCGCGTAAATCCATACAATGGATATCAACAGCCACAACCTACACAGATGTACAATCCTAATAGTAGGAAATGGGTGCAAGGATTAGCAGGAGCTAAGTCTTATCTCGTAGCACCTAATCAAACAGTTGATTTGTGGGATAGCGAATCCCAAACAATTTATGTTAAGTCAGCAGATGCGAGCGGATTGCCAACACTAAAGGTATTGGATTATACATTGCGTGACAATGGCTCTAATTTAGCCGAGAATAACGTTTTAAACAACGAACGTGAATTTGTTAGTATAAATGACTTTAAAGCCTTAGAAAGCAAATTAGCAGCGTTAGAAAACGAATTAATGAGTTTAAAAACTCCTAAGCATGAAAAGAAAGTTAACAACCTAGTCAAAGGAGATAAATAGATAACAATGGATATGCAAACATTATTAAATCAATTTAAAGGATTCATGAATAATCCTGTTCAATACATGATGTCTAATCGTTTAAACATTCCTCAAGAAATGTTAAACAATCCAAATCAATCAATCCAATATTTGCTTAATACCGGCAAAATCACACAGCAACAGTATGATTGGGCTGTTAATCAAGCACGAAATCTACAAAACAACAATGATTTTAAAAATTTATTGAATAATTATAGGCAATAACCTGCGCAGGTTTTGTAATATATCCGATTGCTCCAATTTGAGCAGTCGCAGACCGCAAAAAATTAAGCGGTAGAAAGGAACTTTTATGAGTTTAACAGAAAATTCTAACGGACTTGTTATGCCAGTATCTCCATTAGGTGGATATGGTGGCGGTAACATGGGCTTTGGCGGTGATTGGGGAAGCTTAATTGTACTTTTCCTTATTGCAGCTATGTTTGGGGGCTTCGGTAATGGCTTCGGTGGTTTTGGCGGAAATAATGTCAGTGCTTCGGAATTTCCATGGCTTTTAAACGGACAGAATGCAATTAATACTAATACAGATAACGGCTTTAATAACTTAGCTGTTACAAACGGTATTAATTCAATTAATTCAGGCATTCAGAACTTATCAACACAGCTATGCAATTCAACAGCAGGAATCAATCAGACTGTTAATGCAGGCTTTAGCAATGTTGAAACTTCTGCAAATGCTCGTCAGATGGCTAATATGCAGACATCTTTCGGAATGCAGACAGCAATGAATCAAGGCTTTAATGACTTAAGCACACAGTTTGCTAATTGTTGCTGCGAGAATCGTTTAGGACTTGCTAATTTAGGTTCTGACATTGCACGAGAAAATTGTGCAGACAGAGCTGCTATTTCTGACGGATTAAGAGATATATTGGCTAATCAGACAGCTAATACACAGCGCATCTTAGATACTTTATGTCAGGATAAGATTGATGCTAAGAATGAAAAGATTGCAGACCTTGAAAGACAGCTTACAATGGCTAATCTTGCAAGCTCACAGGCACTACAGACACAGCAGTTAATAGCAGATAATGCTTTACAGACTAACGCACTTGAGCAGTATCTAGCGCCTACTCCTAGACCTGCTTACATTGTTCAGAATCCTAACTGCTGCCCTACACAGTCAACTTGTGGCTGCAATACAGGTTGCGGAAACTTTTAGTGAGGTGATGTTATGGCAGAATATTTAGCTAATGAGGTGCAAGCAGTTGATTTAAACGCACCTATTATATTTAAAGCTTCTATCCCTTGCAACAAAGGTTATGTATATCATGAAGATGAGACAGGGATTTTTATTCTAAAAGGCAATACAAATAATTGCTTTGCAAGATATCAGCTCACATTTAATGGAAATATCGCACTTCCTACAGGTGCAACAGTGACACCTATAGCCTTAGCTATTGCAGTAAATGGAGAGCCTAGAACCACATCTAGAGCAATATTCACTCCTGCGGCAGTAGACGAATACGGAAACGTTACAAGCACAGCTATAGTAACAGTTCCTAGAGGTTGTTGCTTTAGCGCATCAATTAGAGCGGTCAGTGGAGTTACTAACGCAACAGACGAGCCAGCACCTACAATTAACGTAATAAACGCTAATTTAGTTATCAATCGCATTGCGTAGAAAGGTTGAAGAAATGGGAAATTATCATAAATTAGAGTCCATGCTTGAAGAAGAGCTAGATAAGATTACCGCACAAGGCAAGTTAGGCACAAGTGCTTTAGAGGTTGGCGACAAAGTCGCTCACTTTTTAAAATCACTAAAAACAATAGATGCTATGGACGGAGAATCATACGACGACTATTCTAACGACTATATGCCTATGAATGGCAATAATTCTTATGCTAGAGGTCGTGGAACATATGCAAAACGAGATTCTATGGGAAGATATTCAAGCAGATACAGCGGCAATGATAAACAGTCGCTTATGAAAGAAATTGAAATGTTAAAAGACAGATTAGAAGAGATGGAGTAATAAAAAGCTATGCCAACGAAAGAAGAGTTAGAGGACGCAATTAATCAAATACAAACGATGCCAGCAAGCTTTGATAACTGCTTAAAATTATCGACTTATTATAATTTACTTAATGTTATTAATAGTAATTATAATAATTTAAACGATATTCAATATTCTAGCGATACTGAATTTATGCAAATAGCGCCAAATATCAATATAAATCGCCTTTATGAGATAACGGATGAAGTATTTAGTTGTATACAGATAATTGCACCTAAGCTCTATCAATCAGCTATGGATAAGCTTAAAACTTCATAATTTTGAAAGAGAGAGTATTTGAAAAAATATTCTCTCTTTTTTTGAAAAAATGCTTTACTTTAAGATATCAATATGCTATACTTTAATCAAGTAATACTTATAACGCATTTAAGAATTGCTTAATATTATACAAGGCAGGTGATGAAAAATAGTAAAAGAGCAAATACTCAATTCTAGAAAAGATTGGCTCTTATCAAGAAATAACAGTATAGGCGGTTCGGATGCAAGTTGCATTTTAGGCCTAAATGATTATAAGACAAATGTCGATTTGTGGAAGATTAAAAAAGGATTAGCCGAGCAAGAAGACATATCTGATAAACCTTATGTCAAGTATGGAACAGAAGCAGAGAAGTATTTAAGGGGCTTGTTTGCTTTAGACTTTCCACAGTATGAAGTCTTATATGATGAAAACAATTACTGGACTAATAGCCAATATCAAGGCTTACACGCATCTTTAGATGGCTGGCTAGTAGAGAAAGAGACAGGCAGAAAAGGAATCCTAGAGATAAAGACAAGTAATATTATTAATAGCACTATGTCTAAAAAATGGGATAATCAAATCCCAGACAACTACTATATCCAATTGCTACATTACTTTATCGTGACAGAATTTGACTTTGCTATACTTAAAGCTCAACTAAAATACGACTATAACAATGATATCTATCTTAAAACTAAGCATTATAAGATTGAAAGAGCAGAAGTGCTTGACGATATCAATTATTTACTTGAAAAAGAGCAAGAATTTATTAAGTGTTTGGAATCAAATACAGAACCATCACTTATACTACCAACAATTTAATAAAAAGGAGATTAAACTATGGAATTAAAAGTCAATGAAGTATCAATTCCCGAAAAGATTACATTCAACTATGAGGAACTTAAGCAGGAAATTGCGGAAAAGGTCAAGACCTACGAAGTGCTTGTATATGATGATACACAGATTAAGCAGGCTAAGAGTGATAGAGCTAACTTAAACAAGCTTAAGAAAGCGTTGAACGATGAAAGAATCAGACGTGAAAAGGAATACATGCAACCTTTTAATGTGTTTAAAGACCAAATCAATGAAATTATAAGCATTATTGATAAGCCTGTAAGCATGATTGACAATCAAGTTAAGGAGTATGAGCAAGCTAAGAAGCAAGAAAAGGCTAATGAAGTAATGGAAATGTTTAACAAGCTTAATACTTACGAATGGCTTAAATTACAGCAATTTGCTGATAAGCGTTGGAGCAATTCAACTTATACACTAAGCAAGATTGAACAGGATATCAAAGACAAATTAGAATCAATTGCTAAAGACCTTGATATCATTTCTAAAATGCCCAATTTTAGCTTTGAAGCAACCGAGGTATATAAATCTACACTTGACCTACAAAAGTCGCTAGATGAAGGCAAGAGACTTGCAGAAATACAAGCTCGAAAAGAAGAAGAAGAAAAGCGCAGACGTGAGGAAGCAGAAAGACGTATAGCCGAGCAGGAAAGAGCGCAAGAAGAAGCAAGAATAGCAGAAATGGAAGCCAATAGAGCGAAAGCACTCCAACAAATTGATGAAATGCAAGCAGGAAGTCAGCAGGCAGAAGAAGAGCCTAAGCAATGGGTAAGTTTTAGTGCGCACTTAACTGTTAAGCAAGCGCTTGAATTAAAAGAGTTTTTCACTTACAAAAATATAGAATTTAAGGCAATCTAAATTATAATAAATGCAGTAAATAAGCGGTTTAGAAATAAATCGCTTATTTTTTTATTTTTTTTCACAAAAACTATTGACAACAAGTATTACTTGCTATATAATCATAATTGTTCAAAGGAACAAAACAAAACAAAACAAAGTGAGGTAAACAATATGACTAAGAAAGAATTTTTAAATTTAGATTGGAACAGATTTAACGATAATGCAATGTATATTTGTGCAATAAGTGATTTAGATAGTGCGTATGATTGGTTTAAAGGTTGTAAGAGCATTGAAGAGATTAATACAACAGCAAATGAATTAGCAGAGGAATATCCAGATTTATTTGAATAATGGTAGTAACATTCCTTTTCGGTGGGCGGGATAAACCGAAAAAAATAAGGGCAAATATGTTAAACATACCGCCCTTTTAAAAAATTAAGATATAATTTTTTTCTATGCAAAATGCATTATAACAAATAATTTTAAAACAATCAAGTGAGGTAAGGACATGAGAACATTTGCTATTATAAAAAAACAGTACAAATATAATAAAGTCGTTGGCTTTGCAATCAAGGGATTTGTAAATAGTGATACTTATCCAAGCAGCATAAATAATGATAAAGAAAAATATCCAGATTATTATAATTGCGATATTATAGAATTATATAATAATTGCAATATTAAGATTTTATAAAATTATTGCTGACCTATCGGCATTACGGGGGAGACAAAACGCATCAAAAATATATCACAAAAATGACCTATCGTTATCGGGGAGAAAGGGGTAAATTAAAAATCTTTACGGAAACTAAAGGATAATTTTAGCTGTTCTTACTTCCTTTTTCGCAAGGTTATAAACAACCATGTGAAAAGTTATTCACAGTTTATCCACAACTTATCCACACGTTTTCCACAAAGTTATCCACATAAGAAAACTCAGTAGGGGTGCGGGTTTGAGGCACTTATCAACTTATCCACACCCCCTACTACTACTACTACTAAATATATATATATTTATATATAGGCGCAAGCGCCAAAGAAAACATGGAAACTAAGGTTATAATTTTAAAAAGCGAGGTAAGAGATATGAGACAGGTTGAAGATGAATGTTGTGATTGCGCTACAGGTGCTTATCCATGTATGGGAGATATGTGTTCAAGAAGACACACAGTGCATTTATATTGTGATATATGCCATAGCGACGTTGATAAGCTTTATGAATACGATGGCAGTGATTATTGTGAAGAATGCTTATTAGAGCAATTTGACTCGATTGATATTGATACAGCCGATTGGAGAGACATTGACGCTGCATATTAACATAAATTTAAAAAAAAGAGAGGTTTTAAAAAACATGGCAAAGGTTACAAAGGAACAGTTAGCAAGATTAGAGGGAATGAAGTATGCTTATGAATTTGTAAAAAATCATAGCGTTGAGGAATTAAAAAAGGAAATTGATTTTAGAGGTGCTACAAATCTACCTTTTAGCATTAGCAAGCAATCAGTAATTGACTTTGAGGAAGAGACTAAGCAAAGAATTATATCAACTGTAATGCTAATGTCTGTATTAGTGCTAAGAGAAGAGTTTGGATTTGGTGAAAAGCGAATCGATAAGTTTTCAAACAAGTTCGAAGAAAACTCTAACCAGCTACTTACAGGCGATTTAACATGGCGAGATACTTACGAAGCTATGGTTGAAGAGGTAGGCTTTAGATTGAACATTGATGATGAAATTTTAAATATAAAAGCAAAAAATTAAAAAACCACTTGAAAAGTATTACCAAGTATGTTATATTATATGTGAGCCTAGTTGTTAGGCTTGCATATAATCACAAAGAAGGGAGCGAATATGAATCAAACACAAGCCGTAAGAGATTATTTAGTTGCTGGCAATGGTTTAACATCGTTGGAAGCTATACAGAAATTCGGATGCACTAGATTAAGTGATAAGATATACAATTTACGAAAAAAAGGATATGCAATTGAATCTGAACCTGTAGACGTTTACGACAGATACGGCAAGCGTACACAGGTTGCTAGATACAAGTGCGTTAAAACACCAGAAGAAAGGGGATTATTAAATGGTAAAGAACGAAACTAAGAAAAAAAAGAGTACTAAGGAAGCGTGGGCAAGAGTAATCAGCGTTAAATTACACAAGACTAAGGATGCGGATATCCTTTTAAAGCTTGCTAAGACAGGCAACATGAACGGATATATTAAGAATTTAATTAGAGCAGATATTGCAAGAGGTGATGAATAATGTATCAGAAATACCATGCGCATAAGGTCAACGTCGGCAATATGATATTTGATTCTAAAAAAGAGTATCGCAGATACTTAGAATTAAAAGCTATGGAAGAAGCCGAGCAAATCAGTGGATTAAAACGACAGGTTAAATATGTTCTTATTCCTGCACAGCGTGAGCCTGATACAATTGGAAAGCGTGGCGGAAAGATTAAAGGGAAGCTAATTGAACGTGAATGCAGTTATATAGCGGACTTCGTTTACACCGACAACGAAGGAAATACCGTTGTCGAAGATACTAAGGGCATGAGGACTACAGAATATATCATTAAGCGCAAGCTTATGTTGTATTTAAAGAATATTAGAATTAAAGAGGTTTAATATGGATGATAAAAAAATTGACTATTGGGATAAGAACCATTTAAGAAATAAAGAGAAAACCTTGTTAAAAGCGGTTAAAATTAAGGAAGATATGGCGGATGATGTTAAAATTAAAGATGTTATAACAGCTTTAGAGATTCAGAAAAACGACAGAAACGACATGGAACTTCAAGAAATATTGGATTTTATAAAGGAATGGCGACAGGTTACATCGGAAGTCAAGGAAAAGCTAGAAAAAGGCTATATTTTATAAAGGAGAACAAAGAAATGGATTTAGAAAATGTAACAGTTGAAGATTGCGAAGAATTATATACAAAGAAGGACACTATTACAGTAATTAACGATGGAAAAATTGAAAGATTTGAAAAGGAGAGCAAATAACATGGGATTTACTGAAATTTTGACAATCATATTTGTAGTTTTAAAATTAATCGGAGTTATTTCGTGGAGCTGGTGGCTTGTATTTATGCCTGAAATAATTGCAGTAGCATTATATATTTTATTCTTAATCGGGCTTTGCAAGGTATTTTTTTGACGAATGGGAGGAAATGCACAATGATAAACAATAGTTTAGTAAAAAAGGAAAATAAGCAGGGAATTACATCGTTTCTTAATGGCGACGCGGTAAAAAATCATATTGCTAAGGCAATTGGTAAGGAAAATGAACAGAGATTTATTACATCAATAGTAAGTGCTGTTAATGCAAATCCAGCACTATCAGAATGCACTAATACATCAATCTTAAGTAGTGCGCTTTTAGGCGAATCACTTAAATTATCGCCAAGCCCACAATTAGGACATTATTACATGGTGCCTTATGATAATCGAAAGGCAGGAGTTAAGGAAGCTCAATTCCAGCTAGGATATAAGGGATATTTGCAGTTAGCAATGAGAAGCGGTCAGTATAAAAAGATTAATGTTGTAGCAATTAAAGAGGGCGAATTAATCAAATACGACCCATTAAACGAAGAAATCGAAGTAAATTTGATTGAAGATGATGAACTAAGAGAAGAAGCACCAACAGCTGGCTATTATGCTATGTTTGAGTATGTAAACGGATTTAGAAAGGCTATTTATTGGAGTAAAAAGCGTATGTTAAAGCATGCGGATAAATATTCAGCTTCTTTTAGCTTAGAAGCAACAAATGGAAGATATTCGAAGGTTAGCTATGCAGAGTATGAAGCAGGAAACTATAATCAAAAAGATGAATGGCTTTATAGTTCTAATGGGTAC